CGGAAGCCGAGAGCGCGCTTGACGCCAGAGTTCACACCGAAGTCGAACTCGACGAAGTCTACGCCGGCAGGGCGCGCATCGCAGCCGAGCTTGGCCCAGTATTTCTGACGGTAGATGTCGATGGCGACGGCCTTAGGCATAGCCTTGACATCATCCGGGGAAGCATCGTGCTTCCAGTAGAGGCGAGCATCGAAGATGGTGATGCCCCAGTTGGTGGCGCCACCGGGATCACGGGGATCGTTGGTGTAGCCACCTTCGTAGGTCAGCGTCTTGCAGATGCTCGCCTCGCGGTTTGAGGCGGTCATTGGTAGTCCTTAGGGTGTGTTAGGAGCCCAGCCACTCGGCTTCGAACCAAGTGCGGATCGGGGCGGTGCCTCCGAGCACCTGAAGCGTTCCGGTGCCAATGACGTTGGCCCAGAGTTCGACGTAATCGGTGGTGCCGTTGAAGGCCACGATCTGGTCGATGATGGTCGAGCCGGCTGCTCCGCTGACGAGCCCAATGGTCCGCGAGTAAACCGCACCGTTCTTTCGGATGTCGATGTCGACCTCGGAAATGGACGTACCCGAGGCTTGCACCTGTCCGTGGATGCGGTACTTGCCGGCCAAGGTGGGCTGGAAGCGGAAGTTGGTTGTGCTGTCGTACCAGGCCTGGGGGTCAGACAGTTCACTATCGACAGGCACCTTGGCGAAGGTGCCGCTGGTGGCGCTCTGGTTGGCAGAGAGGCTCGCAGAGAAGAACAGAGCGTCGATGCCGATGTTGGAGCGGGCCTGCACCTTCTGCGCCCCCGTGAGAGATTGGGATACATCGGTGCGCACGGGGACACCCGTGTTGGCCACCACGAACGCCGTGGTCGCAATCTTGGTGCTATTGTCGCCCGCAGTAGCCGTAGGGGCCGTGGGGGTCCCTGTGAGGACTGGGGACGCCAGAGGAGCCTTGGTGGCGTCCTGCGCGTCCACGTAGGACACAGGGGCGACCGTAGCAATCTGGGCGTCCACGTAGGAGACTGCAGCCCGCGAAGTGTCGGTCGGATGGACGTGGTCTTCACGCGCGTACTTGGCCGACGCGCCCACAGCAGCAGTGCCATCCATGACGGGCGTGGCCGTTGCAGGCGCAGAGCCCACGGCGTTCGCCTGGACCCAAGCCGTGGTGGCTAGGCGGGTGCTGTTGTCGCCGTTGGAGGGCGTGGGGGCCGCGGGGACCCCGGTGAACGTCGGGCTGTCGACGTTGGCCTTACCGCTCACTGCGGCTACGGCTGCGGCTGCAGCGGTTGAGGCAGCACTGGCAGATGCGGCGGCGGTTGCTGCTGCGTCGGCGGCCTGTTGCGCGCTGGCTGCGGCTGCGGCCGGGTCGGCGTAGAAGGCCGCTGGAGCCGCTGAGGCCACTGCGGACCCGGTATTCGTCGGGCCGTCAGTGAAGAAGGAAGAGTTTACCATTCGCAATCCGTATCCAGCTGGAGCGCGGGGGCCATGACGGCATCGGCCGCCAGCTCGTCAGCGTCGGCCATCTTCTGGAGGCTCGTGCCGATCTGGGTGTAGGTGGCCTCAGCCTCCGAACGGTTCTCGACGTCCTTGAGGTAGCTGTAGGCGGCGGCAAGCGCCCCGTAGAGCACGAGGTCCCACGCGACCTTGAGGGCCGTGTTGGTGTCCGTGTCGGCGTTCAGTGTGGTGAACTCAGCGTAGTAGTAGATGAGCACCTGGGAGCCCATGGCCGGCGTGGGCCCGAGGACCCACGAGCCCCCTTGGCGCGTATAGACACGCGGGGGCATGCCGGGCATCTGCGAGGCCGTGATGACCTGCGTGAGGGCCGTCTTGCGCAACTCGTATTCGAGGATGCCGTCGTTGTCCGTGTCGACGAGGATACCGATCAGCTCAAGCATATCCGAGGGGATCGCGAGCTTCGTGTAGTCGGACGGGATCGTGTAGAGGATCTGCTTCTCCATAAAGGGTACGCGTAATTCGCGCTGGATCCGCATGATCGACTGATTGATGAAGAGGCTCACCAACGTGTCCGACTTGTTGACGACGTTGTTGTTGAGCATCAGCTTGAACTGAGCCTTAAGCTCACCGAGGGTCACGTTGGTGTAGTCCTTTAGATGGGTTCGAAGTTGTCCGCGAAGTACGCAGCAGCGACGAGCCACTGGTCCGCGTGGTTCTTCGGGTTGCGCGCGATCATGTCGCCAGCCTTAGGGGAGCCGGCCTTGCGGTCTTCCGCAGAGATGCTGACAGCAGACAGATCATCGCCATCGATAACGGGGCGAAGCTCCGCAATCTGCTTGCGGCGGTATTGCTGGAACATTTAGATCTTCTTGTTGGTCAGGATGAAGTCGTCCAGGGCGTAGCGCTGGAGCATCTTCAGCGTCTCGCGCACGGGCGCGGTCATGACGTCGAAGCCGTAGAGGCGATACAGCTCGTCGACCACCTCAACGGGGATCGATGCGACGTGATAGAAGTCGCCGGCCTTTTGGTTCGCACTGTCGATCTTCTGTTTGCGGACTTCGGACAACCAAGCGTCGTCAATTTCCTGCTCGCGTTTGATGATAAGTTCGCCAGTGGCGCGGTCCTCGTCGAAGCTGACGAGCGTGTCGAGAACACGGGGTTCTTCGTGAAATGTTTCGGCGCTCATTGCTTAAATCTATTCAGGTATGAAATTGCGTTTGAAAGGGTCGACGTGTTGTCTTCAGACTGACCAATCATAACGTTGCACGGGTGGCACAGGATGCCCCGCACGATGCCCGTTGCGTGGCAGTGGTCAGTATCCCAGCCACCCTTTGATTTAGGGGTGTCCGATAGACAGATCGCGCAGCGTCCGCCCTGAGAGGCGAACATCGCATCCCACTGGTCTTGGTCTAATCCGTAGCGCGCTTTTAGTTTGTAGCCGCGGCGCTTCTCTTTGTTCTTGGAAGCGTAATCCCGAGCATAGGCTCTGTATTTATCTCGGTTATTGGCAACCCACTCGCGCTGATACTGTCTGCGCTTTTCCTTACGCTCGTCTTCAATGGAGCGTTCGGCACATTCGATAGTAGTCATCAAATTCCATGTAAAAAAAAGGAGGCCCGGCGCACCGAGCCTCCCTGAGTAGTAAGTGCGTCGAGCTTAGAAGCCCGAGACAGCCTCGATGATGGCCGCGCTCGCGAAGAAATTCTTATGTTTAAGCGAAAATTCACCCAAGAGCATGGCCTTCGAACTGTCGCCAGTCTTGGCGAGGTTCTTGCGCTCCCACGGACGCAGCGTCACGTTAGTCCACATCTCCGGGTCATACACGAGAGTGTTCTTGGCCTTGAGCCAGCGGTTGATTTCCACTTTCTGCTCACCGAACGGGCTGACGTAGAGGTTGACGGTGTTGACGATGGTCTTGCTGTCCGAACCAGTGATGGTGCGGTAGCGACCGGCCGCCGCAGCGAAGCCCGCGAGGACCACGGAGTTCGACGGAGTGACCATGATGCGGGTCGGCTCGGCGCCAGCGACGAACGCGGACTGCAGAGCGGTGACGAGCAGGGCCTCGCTGAGCGGCGTCGAGGTGCCACCCGAGTAGGTCACGGTCGAGCTGTCCAGCTGCTGCTGGAACGACGCCAGGGTCGAGGCGACCGAGCTGGAGCCCGCGGCCTTGGTCTGCGCGTTGCCGATCAGGGCGATTTCGCGGTCACGCTTGATCGCGGCCGAGGACTTGGCCATCTGGTAGGCCATCTCGCGCTTGCGGCCGTAGGTCGACACGATGTCGGCGCGGTCGGAGACCTGCACGGCTTCGGTGAAGATCTGCGTGTAGTTGTTGCGCATCGTGGTCGGGGTGACCGTGATGAACGACGCGTCTGCGCCTTCAACCGCGGCGTTGGTCGCCGGGGCGCGCAGGCTGTCTTCCTGCCACTGGAACAGCGGCTGGGTGACCTTCTCGTTGCCGATGCCGTTCTGGAACGGGGTCTTGCGCGGGGAGAGGTTGGTGATGACATCGGAGACCTGCTCCTTGATGCCGACCATCTGGTACGTCTGGAAAGTAGCCATAGTTCAGAAAATTCTTCTTTGGAAAAAGTTGGTCTTAGTCTTCGCCTTCGAAGGCGAGGAATGCGTTGATCGCGTCGTCCTGAGAGCCGGTCTTGGCGGCCTTTGCGACGGCCTGTTTCACAGTCACCGTCTTGGAGCTGGCGCGAGCGGCGGGTGCAGACGCAGAGTTCTTCACAATCTTGGTCGGGGTCTTGTTGACCTTCTGTGTCACGACCTTCGACGCACCACGCTGGAATTGCATGGCCATGTGGAGGACTTTGAAGGCGGCAGCATCGGTGAGGTTGTTCACCATCTCCGCGGGCAAGCCGATGTCATTGGTCGCGAACGTGCGCAGGTCGTTGTAGAGCGCTTCGTTCCAACCCTTGATGTGCTGCTTGCTCTCGGGGTCGTTGAGTGCCTTGAGGCAATCACGAGCCGAAGTCTGTCGGGCCTTCTGTTGATCGGCGGATACCTTCTGCATGAAGCCGTCGATTTCGTTCTTGAGGAAGGCCTCGTCTTCCAGCGCCTTCTGTGCTTCAGCCTGGAGGGCTGCGAGCTGGTCGGCGGGGACGTTGGGGTCCTTCATCAACTGCGTCCACGGCAGCTCGCGATACTGGTTCGCGCGCTCGGTCGACCGCTTCAGCAAGACGTCGTACGCAGCGATGTTCTTCGCTTGGTCTGCCTCGACGGTCTTGCGAAGCTCGGCGGCCTCTTGGGACTTGCGTGTAAGAGATGCCTCTTGACCGGCTAGGCGCTTAAGGGAGCCAAGGGTGAACTCTTGTTCTTGACCGTCGACGGTGATCTTGAACTTGTGGTCATCCTTGATTTCGATGGTCGACTTGTCTTCGTCGGCATCGTCCTCTTTAGCTTCGTCCGTGTCTTCCTGCTCTTCGCTTTCTTCGTCCTCGGATGGCTCTTCAGCGTCCTCGGTTTCGTCGTCGGCGTCAGGCTGGTTGGTATCTTCTTCTTCGTCTTCGACCTTTTCCGATGGCTTCTTCTTTTTGGGAGGAGCGTCGTCACCCTCTTCAGGGTCGGTCATAAATGCGCTCATGATGGCATCATCGCCATCGATTGCATCGGGGTATTCGTTCAGGAGAGCATCGCCCGAAAGGGTAGATGGCATGGTCAGTTCATTCCGTCATAAATGTCATGCACACTCGGATCGTCAAACGGATCTGGAGTGGCGACAGCGGGTGTGTTGTCTTGGTGTTGGGGGAGCTTGTCGAAGGCGTCGGCGAACTTCGCCGCGAGCCCGAGAAACTCTTCGAAGCCTTGGCACGACGCGTAGATGAACTCGCGGGCCTTGGTTTCGTGGGGTTGCGTCTTGAGGATGTCGGCAGCGCACTGCTGTCGATACATGGCCACAAGAGCCTGGAAGCCCTCGGCCCCCAGCAGCTCCTTTGAGAAGCCGCCGAGAGCGAGGATCGTGTCGTCGTTCATTTACGCCTATAGCGTTCAACGATTGCCGTCTGCACAAGCCGATGGGCGAAGCAGCCGAACATGAGGTGGTAGAGTTTACGCCTCACGCTTTGCCGTGCAGATAGGTCATCATCTTCGAGATGAGGTCGGGCCCTGAGACGCTCGAGGCGGCACCAGGGTCGAGCATTTGTCCCGTGATCGGATCGTGCTGCATCATTGCGTTGCGCATGAAGAAGCTCGTGTCCGGTGGGGCCTGCGGGGCATCCGCGGGGCCAGCCTGCGGCATTGGCACCGGTGCGGACTGCGGAGCAGAAACGGGGGCGGGTGCGGGAGCAGGTGAGGGCGCCGGAGGAGCAGCGCCGGGGAACATCTTGGTCATGTCGCCGGAAGCCCACCACGGCATCTGCGGGGCCTTGGCTCCGTACTCCTTCGCCTGATCCTCGTGGAGGCTCTTGGCGTAGGCCGTGGCGTTATCTGGAGTGTCGAAGACGCCGAGATGCCGACCTGTCTTGCGATAGGTGTCCATCGCCTCCTTGTCGGACATGACGCGCCCGTCGTCGCTGACCGTTGGCATGAGCACCTCGCCGTTGCCGAAGTTGGCAGACAGGGAGCGTACGGTGCTGATGGTGCCGTCAGGGTTGCGGACGATAGGCCGCTTGTGGATGTCGATGTTGCCGGAGTTGATCAGGCCCTTAATCGACGGCGTGTCTTGATAGCCGGGACTGATGCCGGAGATGGGAGGCGAGGGCGCAGGAGGGGCCGGGGGGCCCATTAGGCTCCCCGATGGTCCCGCTGCGAGCCGTTGTGCCCTGGCGTCAGCATGCGCCTTTGCAAGCGCATTCATGTCTCCGAGGGAGTTGTCTGGCATATGGTCACCGAAGGGCACGATGCCCCACGGTCCCAGTGCAGATCGTAGCGTATTCCACATTAGTGCGGTGATGCCTTAGGCTGTGCAGCCTTAGCGGCGGCGTTGAGTTTGGCCGTTCGCTCCGCGGCCGCAATCTTCTCCCGCTCGACGTCGATCTGCTCCTGACCCTGTTGGATCCGTGCAGTTGTATCGGCGTCCTGGCGGTCGTTGGTGCGGTCGGTGTTGAGCGCGTCGAGGTGTAGCTTGGCGCCTGACTGCTCCAGTTTGGACTGGGTGGCGGCGTAGAGGCGGTTGTCTGCGGCCTGCTTGACCTGAACAGACTGGGCTGCGGCGTCGGCCGTCTTCTCCTTGATGTCCAGCTCGCGAACCTTGAGAGGATCGGGGCCCGGAGGCTGAGCGTTGGGATCGAGGTAGGCAGAGAACCGGTTGAAGCCCTTGAGCTTCGCGATGTCGTGCAGCATCTCGTAGCGACCCTTCTGACCCATCATGTTGCTCACGATTGGATCCGAAGACATCTCTTTGTAACCCAGGCCAAGCTCGTTGGCGGCAGTGTCCTTCTCGCCGTAGCCCAGGTGCTGGGAGACGGTGCAGGTCGTGCGCTCAGTCCACGCCTCGGCGTCGACCTGAAGGTCAGCACCAGCGACTTGGATGACGCGCTTGTCCTTGTAGATGATGCCTAGACGGACCACCTCAAGCATGAGCGGGACGAGGAAGTTATAGGCGAAGTTACGCGCCATGATCTTCCCGCGGCCACCCGAGGCCTTCATCATGTTGTCCACAAGACCCTTGGAATTCTGGGTCGAGATGGCGTCCTTGTTGAGGCCCTGCGAGAGCGCAGAGATACCCGTGGACTTCTCGTTGTTCTCGGTGAGTGTGCTGAGAACTTGGAAGATGTACGGGTTGAGCGGGTTCTGCTGGAACGGCGAGACGCTGTCGGGCCTGCGCACGTTGACGATGCCGCCCAGTCGGTTGTCGAGCAGTTCACGCGGGTTCATCAGGCCACCGTTGACCACGGCGTACCGCGGGTTGGTGGTGATGGCCGTATGGTCGAGCACGCCGCGGAAGAGAACCGTGCGGGCGTTCTGCGTGTGGATCACGCGGGCCGCGAAGTTGTGGCCGTAGAACACGTGAGGCAGCGGCAGGGGGACGTAGGCCAGGAAGGGGGCCTTATCGACCTCTTCCGGCTTGTCGAGAAGCTTACCGCCAGCGTGGACGATCTTGTACAGACGGGCGCCCTTAGCGCTGTCGATCTGCATTCGGATGTAGCTTTCATACAGGACGATATATTCCTGCGTGTCGTCTACCGGATCGTTGTCAGTATCGTTGCTCTGGGTCGGTGCGTTGCGCGCGAGGACCTCGGGGCTGAACTGCAGCTCCTTGGCGTCGTCGGCGGGCAGCGACATCACGAGGGACTTCTTGTAGCCCAGGTCGATCAGCTCCGCGCGTGTCTTTGGCGTGCGGTGGCCGCAATACTTGGCCTCTAGGACGCAAGTGGCCAGGGGCTCGATCAGGAACTCTTCGGGAGCAATCGGATCGATGCAGGTCTTGCTGACGTCCTTCTTGCGCGTGAGAGTGCCATGGAAGGTGCCGGTTGCGGGGTCGAGGTCGGCGTCGAACTCGTCGACATCGTCCTGGGCCGCGATGGCGTGCGCTTGATCGTACTGGAGGCCTTCGAAGGTCTCCTCGCTGTATGTGTGCTTCTTCTCCCAGTACACCTTGGCGACGCCGGCACGGGCCGTGAGGCCGTCGTACATGACGCTGCTGATGATGTTGTAGCCAGGGTTGGCCCGGAAGATGACGTAGGACGCATACTCGGTAGCGACGCGGCACATTTCCGCGTTCATGTCCTGATCAGGATCGAACTGCGCGATGTGCTCGCCGCCAGCGAACACCTCCAGCAGCTGTGCGCGCTGCATCTCGACACTGTCGTAGACGTCGCTGCTCACATAGGAGCTGGAGCCCTCTGAGGATCGCTTGGGTAGGTCGCCGTTGATGTAGCGGGTGACGCGTTCTCGCTCTCGTGCGAGGCGACTGTCGAACCAGCTAACGCTGTTGGTCGATTTGGCAGAGACCTTGGCGATGATCTCTTCGTCCGTGAGAATAGCTGGCTTCTTCGCCATTGGTCCTTAAATTGCTTCGGTGTAAAAGTCGTCGGATACGGCAACGGGTCGCCACTTGCCCTCGTGGACGTACGTGGCGATGGCGAGGGCCATGACCGTGTCGTCGTGAGTGCCGGCTTCGGCTTCCATCTTGCCGCTCTCGCTCACGACGAAGGTTTTCATTTCCTTCAGCGTGGTCTCGTCGTTGATTTCGATCTCGCGCTCTCGGTCGAGGGCACGGAGCTTGTCGATGATCAGCGGCTTCGTGGCTTCAGACGTGAAGAAGCCGAGCTTGATGGTGTCGCGATCTGCGTCCAGCGTTCCCTCCATCGTCTCGGTGTAGAGATACGGATAGTTGCTGTCGCGCAGGGCAACGCAGGTTACGAGGCCGTGGTTGTTGCGTTCGGGTGCGATGGTGGCGCTGTTGTAGTGGTAGCCCAGCGTCTCTAGGATCTTCGCGAATACGTCGGGGTGGCAGAGGCCACGCCATACGGCGACTTGGCGCATCTGGCTGTCGAGGATCTGGGCGACACTCGGGTCCCCATCTTTCCTGCCCTTGATGCCCTGGCGCAGGCCCATGCCCACGTCGGCGCCGATAACGTATGTCTCTGATGGATCGAGCTGCCGGTAGACCTTCAGTTCACCGCGGGCGTGCTCACGCAACACTCGCAGCGGCAGAGGCCGGCCGTTCTTCTCGTCGAATGTCTCTTCGACGGCCATCATTGTCAGCGGGGCCTTCGGTGTTCGGAGGCGCTCGGTGACGTACTCGTTGTTGAAGATTGGGCGGCCGGTCGAGAGGAACGCCTCTTCGGCGGTCGCCGGGTATTCTTGCTTGAACAGGTCGAGCCCGTTCGTTGCCACCTTCTTACGACGCCAGTAAAGTTGGTCGTTGGAGGTGAGCCCTTTATCGGAGAACGCCTTGATCAGGTCCTCTTCTTCGGGCGTCCGCTGGAAGTCAGCAGTTGCTTGGTCTCGGTACTCGTCGCTCTCGAACCACGCAGAGAAGAACAGTTCGTAGCCGTTCCAGTCCGTGTCTCCGGGGGTCTTATCGGCACCCTGGGCCATGTCGTAGAACTTGCCGGTCACACCTTGCGCGGTGCTCTCCAGAAAGATGAACGTGCCGGGCTCGTCGGGGATTGCCTGGACTAGACCGTTGAAGTTGGTGTTCGCGAACGCCACAGGCCAGAACGCGACCTCGGAGAGGTGCGCGAAGGTGAGCGTTTCACCGCGAGCAACACCGCGGCCACCAGCAGTCGCAACACGAAGTCCGCTATCAAGCTTGTCAAAGACCAGCTCTGAGCGTGAGGAATACTTCGTCGAAGGGCGTACGATGTCGGGGACGTTGTCATGGATGCGCCGGTACATGTCGAAGAGCGTCGTCGTGCTCTCGGCCTCGTGGGCCATGACGAGACCCTTCTGGGCCTTGCGCTGCGACAGCCACCAATACTGGAGGGCTGAGATGACGGTGGAGAGGCCCTGCTGGCGCGCTTTGAGCACGACCATGCGCACGCGGCCGGTGCGCTGCAGCTGGGCAATGACGCGTTCTGAGAAGCGCTGCTGCACGCGATTGAGAACGAGCGGGGCAATCTTACCCTGCTTCGTCCTGATCTTGATGCAGTGCTTGGCGTAGAACGCGAAGTCTTCGTAGAGCCGCTTGCGAGCCTTCTTCTGGCTCTCAGTCAGCTCGTCAGTCATCGCCGCGGATGATCTCGTCGAGGAAGTCCTCGGCCTTGTTGAGCGTCAGCTTGGACTTGCTCTCGGGCTTCGACTTCGTGAACGCCAGAACGGTGTTGATGTATTGGATCTTGGTCTTCTTATCGCCGGGGCCGACCGCATACAGGAAGGCTTCCCGCAGGGCGGCCTTGGCCATACCGTCTTCGGTCGACGGGACCGTCACGGTTTCAACCTTGCCGTCTTCGGTGGCAAGCAGCACGACTTCGTCGCGCGGCAGTTCGCCTTTGTCTTCCATGATTTTGATAAACCTATCGGCTAGTTCGTTGGCGCGGTCCCATAGGGGCTGCACAGATGCGCGGGTGTGACCCCAGGGGATCCCCGCGTTGGAGTATTTCTCGGGATTGGCCTTGAGGTCTGCGATGCGGTCTTCGTCGCGCTTCTTCATGCGCTCACGAAACTCCGGGTCCTGCCACTTCTCCTTCTGGAGAGCACTGATGTCGGGACGCGGGCGGCAACGCTTGTCTACTCGGCCGAAGAGGGGGATCTTCTTGATCTTGACCCCCCTCACGATTTTGTTCGTCATTCTTTCCAAAGCTTCAGCAGTGGAGCCACGGCGGCGTGGACGGCCTTCTTGGTCGAAGGGTCCATCTTGGATGTCCAATGCGCGAGGTGGCGCTGGACTTCCGACTGGCTGTGGCTGTGGTCCATCTGGTGATAGAGCTTGCCCAGCGCAGAGCTGTCGACGTCGTTGGCTTCGTTGGCGATGTCCTCAAGCCGGTTGCGCAGCGTCGAACGTCGGAACTGGATGTTCTGAGCGTACTTCTTCTGCAGACCTGGGGCGTAATCAGCCACCTCACGTGCTGACACCTGCTCGTCACTGAGGCCCTTGCGGGTCAGTAGCTCGTCGGGGATCGGCGCGTAGGCCTTCTCGGCTTGCGGTGCGGCCTTCGGCGCCTCAGGGTCGGCCTTGGGCTGCGCGGTGGCTTTCAGCTTGGCGGCGGCGAGCTTGGCCGCTTCCTTGGCATGCGCCAGCTCGGCCTTAGCCACTTCGCGCTGCTTCACCTGTTCGGCTTTGACAGCGGCAGCATCAGCCTTCACCTTGGCGCGTTCGGCCAAGGCCGTCGCACGTTCGGTGGCGGACTGCGCCTTAGCAGCGTCACGGGCCTGGGCCTTGTCGGCGGCGGCCTGATCCTTCTGGGCTTTGACTTCAGCGGCTGCTGCCGCCTCTGCCTCGGGATCGCGCGTCAACGCGGCGAGGGCCTTTGATGCACTCACGAGCTGCGAAGCGCGCTTGCCGATCTGCGGGTTCTGCGTGACGTCGAGCGGAGCGCCTTCCACTGCGGGAGACGGCAGCTGAGCGACAGCGGCCCGAGCCTGCTCCTTCTGCCGCATTTCCTGCACCACAGCAGCGCCACCCATAAGGTTCTTCGCGGACTTCGTGATGGAGGACGGCAGGTTGAGCGGGTCGATCTGCGGCTCGGGCTTCGGAGCCGCGGGCGCCTGGGGCGCGGGCGGCAACCCGGCCTTGAGCTGCTGCTGCAGATTGTTCAGCGCCATCGGGCTGATGTTCGGCAGCTGCGCGACCTGAGGGGCCTTCCACGGCTGAGTGCCGGGGGTGATCGGCGCCTGCGGCTGCGGCTGCTGCACGCCGGCTTGGGGCACCGACTGCTGCGCGAGCGGCTTCGGCCCCCACGGCCCTTGGGCACCACCACCGGGAGGCGGGGGAGCAGCAGGAGCAGCGGGCGTGTTGGGAGGCAGGCGGACCTGAGAGTTGCGGTCGGCGAAGTGTTCAGCGAACGTCTTCGCGGGCGAGCGCATACCGGTGAGGTTGTCGACCATGCG